TGGAACTCGATGAGCTCGGGTACGAGACCGTTGTGCGACAACGCCGTGATCTTGCTCCGTGCGCCGCTCAGCTTGATCCAGAGGCGAGCGTCCTCGAGCTTGTCCCTCCAACCCGATGACGAGTTCTGCGAGTAGGTCTTGTAGTACTTCTTGGTCGTTGGGTGCCTGACGGCGTAGAAGGTCGCCAGCACAGGTGGCTGTTCCACGAACTCGGGATGCACTTCACGTTGGTCGTGATGCTTGTAGGTGCAGCCACAGAACTCGCCATCGCGGCCGTCCTGGCGTTCCCAGCAGGCGTAGCCGATCCCTTCAGCATCCCGGTGACCTTCCAACGGGTGCTGGCACTCAGGGCAAAAGTACGGCGCTTCACTCATGCTTCGAGACACTACCACGTGTCCGAGCTGGTTTTCACTCAGTCGGCGACTGAGGCAGTCCCGAAGACCCGGTCCCAGGCGAAGCTCAGGATGCCGTAGTTGACAGTCATGTCATGGTGGTGGCGGAAGTGCAGCACCTTCAGGCGCTTGTACCACTTGAAGCGGTTGAACCAGTGCTTTCGTAGGTGAAAGCTGTCGTGGAAGTAGTCATTGACCAGCCCGTAGCCGACAAGGACGGGTCCCAGCACCCCGACCAGCCACAGGGGTGCACCGACCAGCGCGAGCAGCCCACTGGCCGCCCCCAGGATTACCAGCAGGGGAGGGGTGAAGAGCAATGGGCCCCTGTGGAACCACTTTGCTGCGAGGTACCTGTCGCTGGTCAGCTTCCCGACCGGGTACAGGTCAAGGTGGTGCTCCATGTGCCCCGCGTGTGCTGGACCCGTCCACCGCTGGTGCAACGCCCAGTGGATGACGTGCCCGAAGAAGCTGGCGATGATGACCGAGACAAGGACGGCGAGTAGGAGCAACATGGACGCCCCTCCTGATCATAGGATAGGGGCGCCCACGCTTGTGTTCAGCCGTTCGCGCGCAGATACTCGTCGGTCAGCTCGACGATGAACCTGTCGATGTCCGCCCGATTGGGCTCCTTACGAAGCGTCGACGTCGCGTACAGCTCCTCGGCCCGGGCCTCGAGCTTCTCGGCCGCCTCGACGAGGGGGTCGTAGGCGAGCAACCCGTTGCGGATGCCCATCAGGTACTCCCGCTCGGGTCCCGTCCACTTGACGTGGACGGTGTGCTTCTCGAGGATCTCGATGCCCATCAGCTCCAGCCGCATCAGGTGCATGCCGTGCTTGGTGTCGTACCCGTACTTGGCCTCGAGCTCAGCCCGCTTGGGGTTGCGCGTCTTGACCCAGTTGAGGTACTGGTCGTAGTGGGTCTTCGCCGCCTGGTACGCCTTCTCCCTGGTGAACAGGGTGACGACGTTCTTGGGCAGCTCGACCTCAAAGCCCTGCTCGTTCAGGCTGTCGAACGCACCGAGCTCGCCCTTGCTGACCTTCATCATCTCGGTCAGCCCGAACTCCTCACGACGGGGCGCCGCCTTGGGCGGCTCGAGCAGCCACTTGCGGTGCGTCTTGATCCTGTGGAGCTGCGCATTCGCGTAGCCCGCGAAGGTGAACTTCGCCTTCTTAGACAGGAAGTCGTCAGCCCGGTCGCGGAGCATCTCGCCGAACCTGTCGATCTTGACGATGTCCGTCGGGTCAACGTGCAGCACCTCGATGATGTTCGGGTTGCAGTCAGCCGCAAGCGATGCGAACTTCTCCAGCGAGTAGACGACCTTGTCGATGCCGTCGCTCTTGCTGCCCATGTGCTCCATCTGCTCGAAGCGCTGGGTGAAACCGAAGTACGCCTCCTTGGGCTTGATGCAGACGCCCTTGAAGTCCTCATCGGACGTGGGCGTGCTCAGGCCGTAGGCGTGAGACCCGTGACGGACCAACAGGATGGTCCTCTTGTCAACATCGAAGTTCATGGCCCGTGGATAGTACCACGGCCCAGGGCCGATGGTTCACAACGGGAGGACGTGGACAGTGACCGCGGCGTTGGAGATGACAGTCTCACCGAGCTTGTCCCAACCAGCGCCCTGGTGGATGTGACCGCAGAGGACGGCCTTCAACGGCTTGGTGAACCTGCCGTAGTCCAGCGCGTTCCTCAGGGCCGTCGTGCCACAGTGCTGTCCCCAGCCGTTGACATCGAGCGAGCCGAACGGCGGCGAGTGAGCCACCAGCACGTCGACGCTCTCTTTGTTGCAGCGCTCGACCAGCTCATCGACCTTCTGGAGCATCCTCGGGGCCTCGGTTGAGAACGCCCACTCGTGGCCGATCCACGGCACGTACGGGAAGCCCGTGAACCTCAGGCCACCGACCTCAACGACGTTGTCGACCAGGCTGTGGGCGTCGATGCCCATCGCCCGCATGTCCTGGACCACGTACCCGTAGAAGTCGTGGTTGCCTGGGCAGTACAGGAACGGCTTGTCTCGCGCGAGCTCGCGCAATCGGTTCTCATTGCGTGCCAGCCACGTCTGCTGCGTGAACGGAGACGCCGGGCGGCGGTGCTCCTGGTTCAGGCGGATCTGCTCGTCCTTACGCAGGTACCTGTCGGGCCCGAAGTCACCCGAGCACACCATGACATCAAACCCGATCGCCGCGGGGACGACCGGGATGTGACCGTGGTTGTCAGAGAAGTGCAGGACCTGCATGGGTCCATCGTACCACGGTCAGGCCCGTGCTTTCACTTTCACGATGAAACGATCTCGAACGCGCTGAGTTCAACGAGCAGGTGCGTTGCCAGCAGGTTTGCGCTGGCGTAGTCGAGCTTGTCGAACCACATCTTCAGCGGTTTCGCCCGGAACGTCCACCGTTCGACGACGGTGCCCACCGGGTCGAGGAACTTCAGCTCTCCGTCCTTCTGGGTCGGCAGCTCGAGCCAGGCCTTGAGGCGCTCGTTCTGGTCGCCGCCGACGACGTTGTAGAGCTCAATCTCCAGCTGCGTCTGGTTGCCAGTGCCCGGTTCAATGACGGGTGGTTCAACGGTCTTGACCAGGAAGGCATCCACGCCCTCGAGCATCATGACCCAACGGTTGACGCGGAGTGGCTCGAACGCTTTGGGGATCAGCTTCTCAACTGCGACGGTTTCCATAGCCCTAGCTATGTGCTAGGGCGAAACTCAGTAGCCGTTGTTGATGCGGTCAACGTTGACCTCACCCTTGTCCAGGTAGGCCTTGACCAGCTCGTCGAGACTGATGCCCGAAGCGATGACCAGCTCGAGGTACAGGTGCAGGGCGTCCACCAGCTCCTCCTTGTAGGCCTCGCGATCTACCTCTGGGATCTCGGTCGCTCGGTGCGACTTGGCGTTCTTCAGGTGCTGGGCTGCCTCGTGGAGCTCGTCCACGACATGGTGCCTGATGTCGTTCAGGAACTTTTGGCCCTTCTTGGACGAGATGTCGGTTGGGAACTCTGGGAAGCCGCGCTTCTGCTGGAGCAGGCGCATGAACGCCTCCTGTTGCTCCCACATCCGGCCCAATCGGTCGAGATCATCTAGCCTGTCGTCTTCTCTGTTGTCTGCCACGTCGAACCCTTCACCTGGGAAGACCCAGGACAGCGCAAGCATGAGACCTATGACGATGAGCTCAATTGGTGTCACCACCATCACCTGGGATGATGAACTTGTTGCCCTTCACCGAGGCTTGGATCTCTCTGGCCTGCGCCAGCATCTTTTCGTGCATCTCACGGACCTGCGTCTGGTACCCGTGTGACAGCACCATGACGCTGGCGTCGTTCTCGTCGGGGACACAGCGGATCTGGCGGAGCAGGTCGCTGCAATCGACACCTGTCAACATCGCTTCCTGGACGATCTGCACCACCCGGTGCCACACGCTGTCCGCAAACTTCAGTTCACTCATGTTTGAGCCTCACCCACGATCCTACATCGCTCGCAGGCGGCTGATACTGTCTCTGACGTCTTCTCCCTGCGTCGAGGGGCACTCGAGCCCCACGCAGGTCCAGTTCGGAAAGTCCCGTCGGGCGAACAGCTCCAGTCTATCGGCCTCAGGGAACATCTCTTCGAGGCTGAAATGGAGCAGGGGCGGCTTCTGCGAGTGGCCCATGTTGGGCCAGAAGCAGACGCTTCGTTGCGAATGGTCCTCGAGCAACGGGTAGACGCTCTTGCCCGACGTGCAGATCAACGCCGTCTCATGGGTCTGCCTGAACAGACGGCCCATGCCGAACGCGAGGTGGTTCGCTGGGTGTGCGAGCTCGCCCGCCTTCAGCTTACGCTTCTTGGTCTTGACCCAGATGAAGTTCTGTTTCAGGGTGAAGCCCCACGCTTTGGCCACTTCCAGGCCTTGGGCCATGAAAGAGCCCGGGACCCACAGGGCCAGCACGCAGCCCGCTGGGTCAGCCAGCGATGCGACGTCGAGGTTGGTGATGTCGCCCACCGTCATGACACCGTACTGCGATGCAGCCGAGCGCTTCGTCTTGGCTTTCATCTTCGCCAGTTTGTCGTTGAACGACCAGGGCGGGTCAGCGATGATGACCTGGTACTTCATCGGTGGTACGCCTCCTGGCACGGCTCGTCGTACGAGGCCTTGCAGACCGGGCATCGCGAACTGGGAATGATGTTGAGGCGCTCGAGGCACGCTTGGATGCTGGCCTGGACATCATCGATCGCGTCGTGGTTGTCGACCAGAGCGTGGCCGGGCCAGTTGAGGCCCACCTCCCGGTACCTGATCCTCACCTTGGTCTGCAGGTCGTTGTCCTTCTCGTACGAGTCGTCGGTTGTCGTCGACCGCTTGTAGGACGCCCCCGACAGGACCAGGGTGATGTCGGCCCGCTTGACGCGGTTGAACATCCACTTGTTGAGCCACGGCTTGATGCCCTCGGCCTCCCCGTAGACGTAGCCCGACAGGGCCCACCTGTCCAGGATGACGACATCGTAGACCGACTGCAGCTTGGGCAGCTTGAAGGTCTGGAAGTAGACCTTGTTGAGGAACTGGACGAACTGGAACGTGTTGGGGTGCCGCTTGGCCGCGCCCGTGTCCAGCATCGAGTAGATCAGCTTCTTCAGCCGGGGGTGCGCCTCCTTGGAGGGCTCGACCCTGATGCAGTTGACGCCCTGCTTCTTCAGGTTCTGGGCCAGCAGCTTGGACTGCGTTTCCTTCCCGACCTTGTCGGGACCCTCGAAGACGACCAGCTTTCCCATCACACGCACCTCGCTACGATCTCCTGTTCGGAGAGGTAATGGTCGAGCGCCAGCTGCTCCTTGCCTGACTTGACGCGCTCGACCCAGTCACGGAGACGTTGCGCTGTCTCGCTCGACAGCTTGCTCTCGGCCAGGATGCTTTCGCTGACGCGAACGAAGTGAATCTCACCTGCGGTCTTGCCGATTTGCCAGTCCATGGTTCTCCCTATCCTACCCCTCAATCTGTGCCCAGTTCACTGGGTGGGGCGCGCGAGGAAGTTGCCCTCGAAGGGCAGCGTCTTGCGGAGCTGGACCCAGCCCTTGAAGTTGCCGCAGAAGTTCTTGGCCGGGTCCATGTTGTCCCCGATGAACTCACCTTTGAGCCCATAGCTGTTCTCGCACTCGCGGACCAGCATCGGCCGAGCAACGTGCTCGAACGGCGACATGTGGCCGTTCACCTGCAACCGTTGCGCCATCTCGATGTCGGCCTTGATGTCACGCTTGCCATCATGGGTCAGGTATGACACCCGGGCACAGCGACCGACGCTGACCCAGCACGCTTCCCGCCAGTTCATCATGACGCAAGCCCCGGGCACGGGCTCGTTCCATTCGGGCGAGTTCTCGTCCAGGACGAACTCGTCCTTCTGCAACAGAGGCAGGTGCCACTGGCCCTCGTTGATGGACTTCGGTTTTGACGCGTTGAACGCCGCGAACATGGTGTCTGCGGCTCGACGCATCTCGGGCTGCGCAGCCTTGTGACGCCTCAGGCCCCAGAAGTTGTCCCACTCGGTCGCGGTGACGATGACGGTGTGCCACAGCCAGGGTTCCAACATCCTGTTGGCGATCTGCTTGTGCAGGTCGATGTCGGGTGCCTGGAGACGTTGCACGTGGCGGACAGCGCTGTCGCGTGCCCGGAGCCACTCAGACTCAGCCTTGACCTTCGCCATCGGGTCCAGCTCGACCTCAGCCTCCATGCCCTTCTGGTTCTTGCCCCACCAGATCGGGATGAACGGGTCGTTCTGCACCCGTTCCAGCATCTTCGCCACCGGGATCGCCCGGCTGGAAGCGCTGTTGCGGGAGAACATCCTGTGCGTGTTGAACTCGGCCAACACGATGCGGGGAAACGTCACCTCCATGGTGACCAGGCGAGGGCCTACCTCGTCCCGGTTCGGCCAACGGTAGATGGGAACGCTGTCTGCAAGAACTCGGGCACTGAACCCCATTGGCAACCTCATCCCTTCAGCAAGGGTTTTTCTTGCCGCGCCGCAAGGGCCCGCTTGGCCGTCTCGGCACGGTTGAAGGCTTCTGCACGGTCCAGCAACGAGTGCAGGCGACCGAAGTCCTCGGGCCTCAGCATCGTCGTGTCGTAGTGGCCGTAGGTCTTGTCCTTCTTGAAGACGTACCTGATGGCAGCCCACACCCGCTTGTACCAGGGCTCCCACTGGTGGAGGTGGACAGACAGGTAGAGATCGCCATCTTCAGCATCGAAGCTGAAACGGATCACGTGACCGAAGTCAGAACAGCAACAGTCGAAGTAGTGTTCCTCGAACATGTTCTGACAACTTACACCCGGCGGGTGAAGTTGAACAGGGCGTCCTCTAGGACGTCGTACACTTTCTCTTCGAGCTCTTCGCACACGTCGTTCATCGCGGCGATCGCTTCGCGGGCATCGTTGGGGTTCTCGCTCTTGTTGATGAGGATGTAGCCCTTGATGCGCTTCTTCAGCTGGTCGACGAAGGTGGTCGTGTCCTGGCGCAGCGCCCATTCAGGCACGCCGTGCAGGTACTCCTCTTTGATGAGGCCCCTCAGTTCGCCGACAGTGATCTTCATGCGACCGCCTTAGCGGCGGCCTTCGGTGCGACACCAGATGCTGCGGGAGCTTCGGTGGCCGCGCCCTTCATCGCTTCAGCCCAGGTGGACTGGACCGCCTTGTGGACCCGGGCCATCACCGTCTCGGTGGCCTTGTCAGAGACGTCCTTGATGTGCTCCCAGGCACCATCATCGAGCTCGCGGGTCTCCTCGTTGTACTTGCCCTTTGACGCCAGCACCATGTTCTGCTGGATGGCGTTGCGGAACGGCGCTTCCAGGGACTGGAGCGCACGCGCGATGTTGGGCCTGTCCATCGGGTCATGGACGGGCTCTTGCTTGAAGACAGACGGTGAGATCGCGACCTCACGCAGGATCCGCTTCAGGGTCCCCAGGCGGATCTTCATGGGTCAGCCCTCGTCGCCGAAGTCACCGTCAGCGAGCATCTGGCGCACCTCGCGGACGTCGTTCTCCAGGAGACGCTTCAGGTAGGCCGCTGCCTTGCGGACACCATCACCGCCGTCGAACTCGTGTCCCTCGTAGAGGGGCGCACCAGCGACGAACGTCTCGACCAGGTCCTGGACCGCGGCCTTCAGGCCCGGGCCCAGCTCGACCCTGGGTGCCTCTTCGAGCAGCTCAGGTTCATCGTCACGGGCACCCTCAAGGATGCGGTGGCGCTCCTGCTGCGACTCGTGAGCCGCCCTTGACTCTTCGACGATGATCTGGGAGATCATCTCTTCCTGACGCTTCGTGAGCCCCATCTGTGACACTCCTGAGCGATAAGTATGGCTCGCTCAGCACTTGCTCCAGCCACATAGGCTACCGTCTTGCTTCACCCCACCGAGGCACGAGACGCACCCTTGCTGGTAGACCAGGGTCTCTCCTCCGCACTCTGGGCACCGCTTCTCGCTGGTGCTGGCGGTCCCATCAACGATGTAACCCTTCAGAACGCGGGCGACAACGGCGCTGAACGACGTGATGTCGCTGTGCTTGTCCTTCCGCAGCTGCTCGACCAGGAACTGGACGGGCACGCCGTGGCGCAGGGTCAGGCTGATGGCCCGGGTGAACGCCCCGTACAATGGGTTGTCGAACAGGCTGACGATGTCCTTCAGCACCAGCTCATCATCGTCTCCCAACGGGATCCGCAGGTTGTAGGTGGTGACGCCGTCCTTCTTGCCGTTCTTGATGAGGATGCCCTTCTTCGCTTTCTTGGGCACCTCGACCTGCTCTGACAGCCCAGCAAAGATCTCGTAGGGGCGCTCTCCCAACACGCCGACGAGGACCAGGTACTGCTCGCCCTTGACAGTGACGCGGTGGATCTCACACGGCATCTCCTTGGGACGCTTGGGAGCGTGGGTCTCGACGATGACCAAGGGCAGCCCGCCCTCGGCAGCATCTTCGTTAACGATGACTGCGGCGCGGCTGCCGATGCGATAGATGGTGACGCCCTTGCAACCTGTCTCCCACCCGTGCCAGCACAGCTTCTCCACCATCTCCCAGGGAACGTCCTTGGGCAGGTTGGTGGTGTTGCTGATGCTGTGACAGATCCACTTCTGGGCCGCGGCCTGGATGTCGATCTTCTTGAGCCAGTCGATCTCTTCGACCGTCGCACCGTGGTAGGGTGACTTGGTCGTGTCGGTCTCGCCCGTGACCTCCATCCACTTCTTGACGCCGAGGTGGAACTGCTCGTAGAACTGCCACTTGTCGCCGAGGTCATCGACCTCATCAACCCGTGCTCCCCTGTCCTCTTCGGTGATCTTGCGCTTGCGACGGGACTTGATGAACAGCACCGGCTCACAGCCCGATGTCGTCTGGGTCAGGATCGACATGCTACCCGCAGGCGCGGTCGTCGTGTTGGCGATGTTGCGACGCCCATACAGCTTGTAGTCGCGCGCAAGGTCCGGGTCCTCGGCCATGATGCGCTCGATGAACGGGTGACCCGCTTCGACGTCATGTGAAAAGATCGGAAACGCGCCACGTTCGCGGGCCATCTGCACGCTGGAACGGTATGAAGCCAGCGCCAGCTCCCGATAGATGATGTCGGTCATCTTGATCGACTCATCGCTGCCGTACTTCAGGTTGCACATCGCGAACGCATCGCCCAACGCAGTGATGCCCAGGCCCGTCCGTCGGCCGTTGATGGCTGCGTTCTTGATCTTGGTCCACAGCTCGAGCTCGCGGCGCTTGACGTCCTTGGGCTCGGGGTCGTTCTCGATCTTCGTCATGATCCGATCGACAGCTTCCAGCTCAAGGTCGACCAGGTCGTCCATCAGGCGTTGTGCTTTGAAGACAGCGTCGCTGAAGCGAGGCAAGTCGAACAGGGCATTCTTGGTGAACGGGTTGTTGACGAACTTCGACAGGTTCATCAGCAACAGGCGGCAGCTGTCGTAGGCCGACAGGGTGATCTCGCCGCAGGGGTTGGTGCTGATCGAACCGTAGCCGAACTCCCGGTAGGCATCAGCCGGGCCCATCGCTTGCACTTGGTCCCAAAACAGCATGCCGGGCTCGCTGCAGTCACGCATCGCCTTGACGATGTTGAGCCACGTCTCACGGGCATCGACCCACTGCTCGATGATGCACTGTCCGGGCTTGCCATCGACTGGGAACCGTTGCAGGTACTTCCCGTCGTTCTTAACGGCCTCCATGAACTCGTTCGTCATCCTGATGGAGACGTTGGCGCCGGTGACCTTCTTCTTGTTGCGTTTGATGTTGGCAAAGGTCAGCACCTCGGGGTGGTGGACGCTGATGGTCAGCATCAGGGCACCACGCCGCCCACCCTGGGCCACTTCACGGCAGGTGTTGGAGTACCTCTCCATGAAGACGCCGATGCCGTCGGTGGTCCTGGCAGCGTTGGCTGCGGGCAGGCCTTTGGGACGGATGGTCGACAGGTCGAAGCCCACACCACCCCGGCGCTTCATGATCTGGACCTCTTCTTCGTCCGTCTTCATGATGCCGCCGTAGCTGTCATAGGGCGACTGGATGACGAAGCAGTTGCTGAGGCTCTGCACCTGGAACGGGTTGCCGATCGCGCTAAGGGGCCCACCCTGGGGCACCACTTCCCACGACTTCAGCAGGCGCTTGATCTCCTGCAGCTCCAAGGGATTGGCGTACTTGCTCTCGGCGCGGTGGAACTCACCCGCCGCTCGGTCATGCATGTCATCGGGCGTCTTCTCGTACAGGACGCCCTTCAGGTCCTGCAACGCATACTTGCCCGCGAAAACATCGCCAGCAAGTTCATCTCCCGCAAAGTATGAGACCGAGGCATCACGCACCTCGTCGTAGCTGTACGTCGTCGTCAAGTTCGCCCTCTCCTGGGTTACCAAGTAGGTGTGTTCAGGGGGCGAGCTGGCGCCGAGCCCGCCATTGCGCTGTGCAGCTCATACCTATTCCGCAACGGGCGGAGGTTCGTCACTGCCCGGTGGTTTTGATCCCATGTTGAGCTGTTCTCGCTTCAGCTCTTCGAGCTTGGCGAGGATCTGCCGCTTGGACTCCTTCTCATCGTCCTCTGAGGCCTTCTGGAACGTCATGGCGCTGCCCGCAACCGCGAACTTGCTACGCGCGGTATCAATGAGCAACGGGTAAACCAGACCGTCGCGGCCGAAGCGGTTCTTGGCCACGCACAGGCGCCCTTCCCCAGTCGCCTTCTCCTGCGTCCGTCGGCTGAGGCTGAGGACAGCGTCGGCGACGAAGGCCTTGCCGTAGGCCTCGCTCATGTTGTTGAGGTCCACGACCTCGGCGTTGCTGCCCTCACGGTTGGACTGTGATGCGGTCCAGCCGGGGATGTGCTTCTCCTGGAGGAACGACCGCAACTCCTCGTAGATCAGCTTCAGCTCGTGCCGAAGCGAGTCGTACTGGCGGCTGGAACGCATGATGTCGGCGTAATCGACCAGCAGCAGGCCCGGCCTGAACCCTCGGAGGTCCAGCCGCTCCATATGAGCGCGGACGGTGTAGATGGTAGCGCTGTTGGCTGGGAACTCCTTGATCATCAGCCTGCCCAGCTTCATGCCCTGGTAGGCCTGGATGACCTTGTCCTTGTTCTCGATGATGCCGCTGCTGTCCATGTCACAGAGGTTGCTGTCATACCTGAGACCGACCGCAGCCTCTGACAGCTCCAACGTGTAGTGGAGGACGTCGATCCCCTCACGAAGAGCCTGAGCGCCCAAGGCCACCAGGAAGTGGCTCTTGCCCACGCCAGTGGGGGCGATGACGACGCCGAGCTCACCGGCACCGAGGCCACCGTTGAGGACTTCCTTCCTGTCCAGCTCCTGGATGCCCGTCGGCACGCAGTTGCGCTGGAGACGGGTGAAACGTGCGTCGTAATCCTCAAAGAAGTTGTGACCGAGCGACGGCGTCGTCCCCACGCACACCGCTTTCTTGATGCCCTCGACGATCTCTTCGTACTTGCCGTCCGCGATGTGCTCTGCGGCGATCATCAGTTCCGCCTTCAGGGCCTGCTTGCGGCAGAAGTCCAACGACTTCTCCTTGACGTACTGCAGGTCACCTGACTCCGGGTTGGCACGCATCCGTTGCAGGTACTCGATGACCTGGTCGCGGAGGAGGATGTCGGTACCCTGCTTCAGCTCGTCGCGGATCATGGTGACCAGCAACTGGAACGACGGGAAGACCTTGTACTTCTTCGAGTACTCGAAGTAGCGCTCGCCCAGGAACTGCAAGTACTTGAGGTCGAAGTACGAAACGTCAAAGACCTCCATCATCTGCTCGGCAAATTGCCGGTCAGTGAGGAGCGCCTGCATGATCTTCTCCTGGAAGGGCTTCCCATACTGCCCGAAGCTTACGTCAGTTCTGACGGGCGCGTGCTCTGTCATTCTTTGTCTCCGAACGCTTTGTGCTGGACGTTGTCGATGCAGTGGAAGGCGTAGTAGAAGTCCTCCACATCAAAGTCGCCGATCCCCTCTTTGACCAGCTGCCTCACCAGACCCATTCTATCGGCGTGGGGCACGAAGTTCTGGATCCGGTGATCGATCTGTTGTTGCTGGGCCGCCGACAGCATGCTGCCATCGAGGTAAACCAAGCGCCAGTTGCGCCTGACGTCTTCCTCTTGTTCGACGATGCGCTCGAACTTCGGCGATTCGTCGATGTGAGCGTGGGCGAAGTCGATGACCTGTTGGAGGATCACGTCCTCGTCGATGCCCAGGAATGGGAACAGCTTGGCGACGGTCTTGAAGCCGACGCCCTTGATGCCGGGGACGTTGTCCCCGCTGTCGCCGCACAGGGCCTTGGCCAACGCGAAGTGCTTCGCTTGCACCCTGAACTCCTCCATGACTGTCTCTTTTGTCACGTAGGTTTTCTTGTGCAGGCTGTAGATCCTGGTGTGGTCGTCCAGGAGCTGATAAAGGTCCTTGTCCGATGAGACGATGATCTTCTCTTCCGTCCGCATCGGTCCGCGGGATAGGTATGCGACCAGGTCGTCTCCTTCACAGTCCGAGACGTACAATTGGCATACGGGCACGCACCTTGTCATGTGCAGCAGCGCCTCGATCTGGTACTTCTTGTTGTCGTCAGAGTCGGGGATGTCGTCCTCGTAGAAGCGGTTCAGCTTCTCGGGCTTGCGGTTCATCTTGTACTCGCTGTAGAGGCGACGGCGCTTGGTTGAGCCCCCTCCCTCCCAGCAGATGTAGACTGCCTTGGGCTGCGATTCGAACACAATCCGTCGCAGGGTCTTCAGGAAGCCGATGCAGCCTCCCATCTGGTAACCATGCGCCGACATCGTCGGGTAAGCGCTGTAGCTACGAACGAAGAGGTTCATCGCGTCGACGATCATGACCGGACGCGTGCTTGACATGGGCTGAACTGTAACCCAACCCGGGCCGAGAGTTCAGGCCGCGGGCTTGGGCGGCTCCCTGGGCACCAGAGCAGCGATCTCCAACACCAGCTGCGCCGTCGGTTTGGTCAGGTCCTCAGCGTTGAAGACGAGGCTCTCGCACGGCGTCACATGGACGAGGTTCAACTGCAGCTTGCCGTTGTAGAGGGTCAGCGAGTGCGAGTGCCTGGCGATGGGCGGGTACTTCTTCGTCATCTGCTGCAACAGCGTCTGTGCGCCCGCCAGGACGCTCGGCATGGGCAACAGTCGCTTGTCGGTCTCTTCATTCATTTCGACACCAGCTCCACGTTGCCGTAGTAGCTCTCCCACTCTCCAGCGCCCGTCTCGAACTCGATGACCAGCCTGATGTCTTCGTTGCCGACGATGGTGTCCTCCACCACCTTGAACAGCTCGAAGTCAGCGACCAGCACCTGTGAGTGCGGGCGCTTGTCAACCCGACGGGACTCGAAGTCCTCCTTCGTCTCCTTGCTGTCGCGCCACAGCTGGCTGGTGCTCAGCAGCTCACACAGCTTGGGCGAAGCGTGGACATCGCAGTAGCGCAGCTTGATGCTGCGGCTGTAGGGGTGGCGTTGCTTGACGCCGTCGAACAACAGCTTGCGACACTCAACGATCGTGTCGACGAGCGTCTCAACCTTCGGCGAGATTTTCCAGGTGACCTTGGCGTCCATGGACCCTCATCGTACTCCAGTCGAGCCCCAACCGCCAGTGCCTCGTTCAGTCGGGCTGAGCTCATCAACCTCCTCGAACTCGGCCCGGTACATGGGCGCGAAGACGAACTGGCAGATGCGCTGGCCCTTCGTGATGTGTTGCTCGCAGTCGCTGGTGTTGACCAGCAAGACCTTCATCTCACCGCGGAAATCGCAGTCGATCGTGCCCGGCGAGTTGAGCAGCGTGACGCCCGTCTGGAGGGCCAGCCCAGACCGCGGCCTGCACTGGCACTCGAAGCCCTCGGGCACCTCGAGAAAAAGTCCCGTGCCGACCAAGGCCTTTCCCCTTGCAGGGATCGTGACATCTTCGTCGGAGCACACGTCACAGCCCGCCGACCCCGGCGTCTTGTAGACGGGGGTCGGCACGCCGGGGTGCTTCTTCTTGAAACGAACGGGCGGGATCTGCATCACTCGCTCGCCTCTTCGTCACCGTCGTCCGAGGGGCTCTCGCCCTCCTCGGCTTTCTCAGCGCTGGCGTGAGTGGTGTAGGCCGCGTCGATGACAGCGTCGACGAACGACTTGTACTGCACGTCCTTCATGATCTCATCGAAGCCGCTCTTGGTGAACTTCTTCTCGACCAGCACTTCGCCTGTGGCTGCGTCGGTGACGGTCAGGTCCTTCCAGGCCTGGGTGCCGTTGATGCTGACCTCGCACTTGCGCTTGCCGTCCTTCGGGTTGAGCTCGAACTCGCCTGCCACCTTGTTCTTGGAGCAGTAGTCCCGCACCTCGTCGAAGATGTACTCGTGCTCGACAATCCCCTTGCCGAAGATGATGTCGAACTCGTACTTGCGGAACGGCGGCGCCACCTTGTTCTTCTTCACCGTCATGATGACGTGGATGCCGATGACGTTGCCGTGCTTGTCCTTGACCTGGGTGCCCGACGTCAACCTGATGCGAACGCTGGCGTGGTACGGGATCGCCTTGCCGCCCGGCGTCGTCTGCGGGTCGCCGTGGGTCACCCCGATAGCGTCTCGCAGCTGGTTGATGCACATCAGGGTCGCGTGGGTCTGGCCGATGACTCCCGTCACCTTCCGCATGCCACGGCTGATGATGCGAGCCTGGAGGCCGACGGTGTTGTCGTCGTACTCGCCCTCGAGCTCAGCCTTGGGCGATGATGCCGCGACTGAGTCCCAGATGACGAGGATGGGCTTGTCCTTGCTCGCGGCGATGGACTTCGCCTTGAGGACAACGTCCTCAACGATCTTGAACACCTCTTCGGTGCAGTGGGTGTCGCAGTAGATGAACCGACGTGAGACGTCGACTCCCATCTGTGCCAGCTTGTCGACCGGCGTGGCGTTCTCAGTGTCGATGTAGACCACCAACCCGCCCATCTTCTGGACGATGGCTGCTGCGGCGTAGGCAAGGTGTGACTTGCCGATCGACGGAGTGCCTGCGATCTCGATGATGCGTCCCTCTGGGTAACCGCCGCCACCCGCATTGCGGATCGCGTAGTCCAGCTGGATGCTGCTTGTGGGCAGCCAACGCTTCACAACCGTGGGAGCTTCGTCTTCACCCAGGTTGTACGCAACCCTCATGCCGAACTCTTTGTTGAGGTCCTTGATGAGTGCGGAGGTGAGCTCATCGAGCTCATCTCGCGCACCCTTCTTGGACTTCACCTCGGAGTCGGCAGCCTTCGCCGCCTTCGCCATGGTCTACCTCAGTCGTCCTTCGTGAGCTCTTCGAAAGCTTCGTCCAGGGACGTCTTCTTGCCGGCGGGTGCCTCTGCTTCGGCATCAACCTCCGGCTTCGACTTGCCACCGCGCTTGCCCTTGCCGTTCGACGCCTCGGCCTTGGGGGCCTCAGCCTTGCCGTTGGGCTTCACCTCGGCCTTGACCTCGTTGACGAGCTGGTCCAGGACGTCCTGGGGCTTGTCACCCTGTGAGGTGCCGTCCGAGTCGGTGTCTGCAGCGCCACCCGCGTTCAGCCAGTCGTTCAGGACCTTCTCGATCTCTGCGGCCGTCTTCTGCGGGTACATGTCGTCGATGTTGGGCAGCGACTCCAACCACTTCTTGGCCTGGGCCTCGTCAGCCGACAGCGGCGAGGACTTCCGGGACGCGTCGATGACGGTGTCCATGACTTCCTTGCCGTTGAACTTTTTGCCCGACGGCTTGATCGTCACCTTCAGGTCGAAGCCCGCCAGCGGGTCGAGGATGTCGCCCACTTCGGGGTCGGTGAAGAACCCGAGCATGCGGGTGTAGATGAACTTGTTGAAGCTCCACACCAGGACGCCCTTGCTCTCCTGGTTGTCGACCAGGTTCCAGTCGTTGTCGCACGCACCGCGGACGATGATGCCGACGTACGACGTCATCTTGGGCATCAGCTTCTTGGCGAGAGCGCGGTCATCGGCCTTGCCGCTGCTGAAGAGCTTGCGGAGCAGGTCGTTGATCGGGTCCGCCTTCTTGAACTGGCTGGGCGCCAGGATGCGCGGGTTGTCCCCGATGTAGTAGAAGCGACGCTCGATGAACGGCGTGCCATCTTCGCTGAGCATGGTTGCAGGCCAGGGGATGCACCGCACTTTGTAGTTGCCCGCAGTGGGCTTCCACAGCTGGACCTGGGAGTTCTTGCGCTGTCCGTTCAGCTCCTGGACGCGCTTCCTGATTGCTTCGAGATTCACTGACATGACTGTCCTCTTTTCCTTCTTCCTACTACGTTCGATCAACGTTCCCGGTCAACATTGCCGGTGACGACGATCTTACACACTATGCCGCTTAAGTTCAAGCGGCAGCACAGAAAAATCTGCGCTGCCGGGTCACTTCCTCTGAGGCTTGTTCTTCTTCCGTCCGAGACGATCTGGGTCCATGCCGAGTGGTGCCGTGTAGCCTTGGATGCCACCGCCGCCAACCGCTGCGAACTCGTCCATCTCTGCCTCTTCCTCGTTACCGCTGCCGCTCTGCCGATCGTCCGACACGAGCTGGTTCGGAACCCTTGCCAGGTGACCTTCAACCACTTCCCGAATGTACCGCATGAGCAATTGCGTGCCCATGATCTAAATAGGCCGTCGGGACGGTCCTGTCTAGGTTTTTGCCTTCGCGCAGGTCGGATGATGGGCCAATGTGCCGCCCCCGTAGCCGTGGGGCAGCTGGCGCAGAGTGAAGGCCCTGTCGGGTGGGAACCAGCCGCTGGGACAGGTGCACTGGGTGCCGTCCTGGGCCCGGCAAGCCTTGCATTCCTCGCGTTTCTGCCAGTCCTGCTTGAAAGCGCTGCAGGTGTGGTTCATTCCGCGGGCCAGATAAACCCAGGCTTCTCTTCCATCGTCGAGATGTAGTCCGCGGTCTGCACGCCGTACACGAGTGGGCTGATCTTCAGGCAGTACTTCTTGTTCTCTTCGGGCTTGAACCCGTCGTTGAGCTTGATGGCCAAGAACTCGTCGGTCGTCAACTGGACGCCGTAGTGCTGCATCAGGAACAGTGAGCGATCGGGAGTGGACAGGTACTGCTGTTCGTCGTTGTACTTGTACTCCTCACCCATCTTGTCTGCACGCCACTGGTCGGTCTGGGGCAGGTAGAAGTCGTTCTCGCTGCCCTTGCCGGGCATCCCTACCTTGCCGATGTCATGGAACAGGGCGGCGATGATCATCGACTCCTTCGGGAGTTTCCAAGCGTAGCCGTTGTTGAGGACGACGAGGTTGTTCAGCACCCGCAACGAATGGTCGACCAACCCGCCTGGGAACGCACCGTGGTAGTCCCGCTTCGCCGAAGCGGGGCACAGGCACAGCCGCTCTTCCAGCTCATTGAGCATCTCACAGAGCACCTTACCCCGCGTCGGGCACCTGTCACATAGCCCAACGAATTTCTTCCAGTTCTGCTCGATCTGCTCAGGTGTCAACGACATGGCTTGATCCTAATGCGTCGGCGCAACGCTGTTCAAGACAACGCTTCCAACCGCAACGGGAAGTGCTGGACGTAACCCTTGACCCGGACGTTGGTGATTTGCTGCACCGCAGGCAGCTCGTCGAGGTGGACATCGAGGATCAGGGCATCGTGCAGCGTCCCGACCGGGCACGTCTGTGGCGCTGTCTGTTCCAACCGTTCGATGACCTGTGAGAAGCCCAACATGGTGACATCGACACCAGTCGACTGGGCATAGTAGTTGATGAGGATGTTGTCGAGCGGCTCGTCAACCTTCACCCGTCGCCCGTAACGGTTCTCGAGGTAGCCAGTCGCGATGAACTGCGCCTTGACCCGCTTCAGCAGCTCGTCAGTGCGGAAGTACAGCTTCAGCTGCTTGATGAACGCCTTGAGCTCCTTCCGTTCCATGCCCAGGTGCTTGCCCAGGATGTAGTCGCTCATCCCATAGAGCATCGCGATCACAGCGCCCTTGACGACCTTGCGATCCTTGCCGAGCTCCTGGGCGAGCACGCCGTACAGGTCGGTGTCCTCGCACGAACGCCCGTACTCATAGAGGAGGATCCTCACCTCGAGGGCAGCGAAGTCCAGCGCGAAAACCTTGCCCTTGTCTCCGTGCCGGGAAACGATGATGTCCCGGTGTTCCTTCTTCAACGTCAACAGCATGGGCCCGCTCGTGACGGTCAGCCT